ATCAGGATGGCGTGCAGATGCTGAACATGCCGTTTATTGCGGTTCCGACCAGTTCGGGCAATGATGAGTTCAGTCTCGTTTACACCTAATCTTGGCTTTCGTACTCAAGCAGTCGGACACCTACAGCTGGCCGATTGCATTTGACATCCCCGTCGATGGTGGCCGTATGCAACGGCAGACCTTCGATGGGGAATTTTGTCGGTTGAGCCAGTCTCGGATCACCGAGATTGGCCAGCAGATCAAGTCCGAAGAAATCACTGACGCTGACTTGGCGGCTGAGGTTCTGATTGGTTGGTCGGGCGTAACCGATGGCGATGGCAAAGAGGTGCCATTCAGCCAAAAAGCGCTGGAGCAGCTGCTCGATGTGCCGATGCTGGCGAGCGCCATCACGGTCGCTTACTTCGAGAGCCTGCAGGGGGCTAAGCGAAAAAACTGACAGAGGCCGCTGAGCATTGGGCGGGCGGTGGCGTCGTAGACGAAACCGCCGACGATGCCGCGGCCTTTGGCATTGCACTGCCTGAGCTGCCTGCGCCACCGGATGAAGACTTCGGGATCTGGCCGGAGAACTGGCCAGTGGTCGAGATGTTCCTGCGGGTTCAGACGCAGTGGCGCACCACGATGAGCGGGGTGATCGGATTGGACTATGCAGCAGTGCGTTGGTTGTTTAAGCTGTACGACGTAGAGGAACCGCGTGCGCTGCTGGAGGATCTTCAGGTGATGGAGGCCGCAGCGATGTCGGTGATCAACAACCAGGGGGCATAGCCATGGCGATGAACATGGATGCCTTGCTCAAGATCACCGCGAGTGTGGCAGGTGAGAACAATATTCGGCGGCTCGGCAACTCCATGCAGGGGTTGGAGGGCAGGATCAAGAATGCAAGCCTGGCCACCAACATTCTCTACACCGGCCTCAAAAGCCTTGCGGCTGTTGCTGTCACTGGCGGCGTGGTGGCATTGGCCAAGAGCGCGATCGACCTTGCAGACGATATGCGCGACCTGTCGCAGCGCACTGGCGTCGGCATTGAGACGCTTGGCCAGTTCAAGGTTGCGGCCGAGCTGAGTGGCACCAGCATCGAGGGTGTTGCCAAGGGACTGACGCTGCTAAACAAGAACATGGTGGCGGCAGCCGCAGGCGGTGAAGGAGCTGCTGCTGCATTCAAGACGATCGGCGTTGCTACTACTGAAGCCGATGGCACGCTGCGGAAGGCCGACAAGGTGTTCCTCGATGTAGCTGATCGCTTTGCCGCGCTGCGCGATGGTCCCGAAAAGGCCGCGCTGGCAATGAAGATCTTCGGCAAATCTGGCGCCGAACTGATCCCAATCCTGAACCTTGGCAGCAAAGAGATCCAGCGGTTCGGCCTGGGTATCGGTCCAGACTTCGCCAACAAAGCCGATGCGTTCAACGATTCACTAGGAATCATGAAGGCGCAGGTGACCGTGCTGACCGTGCAGATCGGTTCGGCATTGCTGCCTGTGTTGAGCGGCTTGGTGACTGTGATCGGCCAGGCCGCCACATTCGTCGGCAACCTCGCGACTGAGTTCTACAAGGCGATCGGTGGTGCTGCTGGATTGCAGCAGATCGCTGCTGCGTTGATCAAGACCATGGTGGTTCTGGGCAGCGTGACTGCCGGGGTCTTCATCGCCACCAATGTGACCACCTTCGCAACGGCGCTGCGCGGTGTGCTTACAGTGCTGCGCCCGATGGTGATCTTGCAGCGCACATTGCTTGCGATCGAGACTGCTCGCGCTTCGGTGTTGGGTGTGATCGCTGCACTGCAAACCCCTGGACCTGCGCAGACCAAAGCCATCGCCGCCGTGGCTGCCGGCACGCTTGGCACATTCGCCCTGGTCGCTGGCGTCGGCAAGATGATCGACGATCTCACCAAACGGATCGGTGACACCCTGGGCAAGGGCTTGCAGATGCCCAGCATCCCAACGCCGCCGCCTGGTGCAACGCCTGACATCAGTGGCCTCCGCACTGGCGATGGTGGCAAGCAAAAGGCGAAGGATGAAGCGGCACGTCGCAGGGAAGCGTTGCTTGCTTCGCAAGAAGCATTAAAGCAATCAAGAGGTGAACTTGCCGTTGTTCGCGAAACCAACCCAGTTAAGAAAATTGCGTTGGAGTACGAGGAGAAACGTCGCGCTTTGATTGCTGCATCCGACAAGGCCTTCCGTGATGCCTTAAGTGGTGAGCAGCAGGCCAACATTCAGCGGCAGCGTTCGATTGATTTGCGCAGGTTGGAAATCGAAAGAATCAATGCTGGCACGCAAGCCTTCAGGGATTTCTACGGCGCAGGCTTTGAGGCCGGCATGAGCGGTGAACTGTTCTACATCTCGGTCGAGAAGACGACCAGCGCGATGGAAGATTTCAATGCTGGCATCAGTTCATACATTGAAAGCATCGGGGCACTGGGATCGAACCTCAGCAATGTCGCCACGAACGCATTTAAGGGAATGGAGGACGCGATCGTCAGCCTGACGACAACAGGCGCATTTAACTTCAGGCAGTTTGCGTTGTCCTTTGTCGAGGACATCACGCGGATGCTGACGAGGCTTTATATCATCCTTCCACTGCTTCAAGGTTTTAAGTCCTTGACTGGCGGCGGTGGTTTGTTGAATATTGCAAGTGGCTTAAATCCCTCCGTTGGCTTTGGCGCGTCATCCTTCACAGGCTTTGCCATGGGTGGAGTGGTCAATCGCCCGACCATGTTCACCTTCGCAGATGGTGGAGCTGGCCGACTTGGTTTGATGGGTGAGGCTGGAACAGAGGCAATCCTTCCCCTGCGCCGTGGCCGTGATGGGCGATTAGGAGTGCAGGCTGGCGGCGGCGGTGAACCTGTCAGCGTGACGGTGAATGTCGACGCAAGTGGCAGCAGCGTCGGTGGTGATGCAAGCAAGGCAGGCCAGCTGGGCAAAGCTGTAAGCCTTGCGGTACAGCAGGAACTTATCAAGCAGAAACGCCCTGGAGGACTCTTGAGCTAATGGCAACCTTCACTTACACGCCCAGCTTCACCGCTGATCTACAAGAGCAGCCGCAGATCAGGACCGTGCAGTTTGGCGATGGCTACGAGCAACGCCTTGCCTATGGTCTAAATACCCAACCCAAGGCCTGGTCACTGCAATTCAACAATCGCGACGATGCAGAACGCGACAATATTCTTGCTTTCTTGCGTGCTCGTGGCGGCGTTGAGTCTTTTGATTGGACTGATCCAAACAGCTATGCAGGCAAGTGGGTCTGCAGCGAATGGCGCACTAGCCAAGTGAGTTGCAACTTCAACAACATCACCGTCACGTTCCGCCAAGTATTTGAACCCTGATGGCTTATACCGCTTGGGCTGCCACTACCGCCTACGTCGTCGGTGACATCGTTCGCGCAACGACGCTGCCCGGCACTGGCTTGGTGTTCAAGTGCATCACGGCTGGGACGACAGCTGCAACTGAACCGACATGGCCAACGGTTATCTACACGACCGAGACCGTTGAGGGCACGCAGAGCAACAAAGTCGGCTTCGTCACTGATGGTACGGTCACCTGGGCGGCGATCATGGCCGTCTCGCAGGATCTTCAGACTGCTGCGCCATCGGCACTGATTGAACTGTTCGAGTTGCAGCTGGATCAAACCCTGCACGGTGCCACAGACACCTATCGCTTCCACGCTGGCGCCAATGCGCTGAATACACCCGGCGACTTGATCTGGAGCGGCAACAGCTACCTGCGCTATCCGATTCAGGTTGAGGGCTTTGAGTGGAACGGTCAGGGACAACTGCCGCGCCCGAAACTGGCAGTCAGCAACCTCAACAGCACCATCAGCGCTCTGCTGTTGATCGTCAACGCTGAAACGCCAGGCAACGATTTGATCGGCGCGAAGCTGACACGCATCCGCACGCTGGCGCGATATCTGGACAACGTGAACTTCGAGGGCGGCACCAATCCAAGCGGTGCTGTTGACCCGACTGCTGAGTTCCCGCGAGACATTTACTACATCGCCCGCAAGTCCGCCGAAAACCGTGAGGTGGTGGAGTTTGAGTGTGCCGCAGCCTTTGACCTGCAGAACGTCAAGGCACCACGCCGCCTGTGCATCAACAACATCTGCCAGTGGACGTATCGCAGCTCGGTGGGTTGCGGCTATGACCCAACGCAGATTGGACCGTTCTGGACGGCAGCTGATGAACCTGCGACGGAACTTGCGACGGATGTATGCGGCAAGCGTCTCGATAGTTGCATCCTGCGCTTTGGTGAAGTTGCGGTGAATGGCGACGTGACCAGCGGTAGCGCCACACTGACCAACCTGAACACCGAAGAACTGAACCGCATCAGCATTGGCGACTCGATTACTGGCTTTGGCGTACCGACTGGAACGACCGTAACGGCCAAGGCAGCAACGCAGTTGACGCTTTCCGCCAACGCAACGGCAACCACCGAGATCATTCGCAATGGCACGCTGACGGCTGAAGGGTTGCAGATGACAGTGGCAAGCGTCACCGGATTGGCGGCTGGTCAAACGGTCACCGGGACTGACGTGCCAGCCAACACCACGATCAAAAGCATTTCGGGAACAACGTTGACGCTCAGCATTGCCTTCAACGAAAACTACCAAGGCAGCGCCACCAACAAAACTGTGCAGTACAAGTTGGTATCAGGCGAGCCTCGCTTGTACATGAGCAACACCAGCAGCATTGCTACTAACGATCTTGTCTCCGGCACGGGGATCCTTAAAGGCACCAAGGTGACTGGCATCAGTACCAATAAGTTTGTTGCAATTAGTAAAGCAAGTAGTGCGGCGGAGAACACTAATTTTACGGCTACTTTTTATGTGCCCAAGACCTTTACTTCGCAAAGCTATGCATTCCGCTTTAGTGATCGATATGTGATCCGCGCTGGCGCTGAATTGCCGTTCGGCTCCTTCCCTGGTGTTGGCACGATCAAGACATGAACAAAACCGTTCGCGCTGCAGCTGCTGAACACGCCAAGGCGTGCCTGCCCAAAGAGGCGTGTGGTCTGCTGGTGGTCATCAAAGGGCGCCAGCGTTACTGGCCGTGTAAGAACCTCGCCAACGCCGAGGACTACTTCGTGTTGGATCCCGAAGGCTGGGCAGAGGCGGAGGACAAAGGCGAAATCATCGGCGTGTTCCATAGCCATGTGCTGATGCCGCCAACACCGAGCCAAGCTGATCTGGTGGCGTGCGAAAAGTCCGCGCTGCCTTGGTACATCTACAACGCGCAGCTCGATAGCTGGGGCGGATGCGAGCCATCCGGCTACAAGGCACCACTGATCGGGCGGCAATGGGTCTGGGGCGTGACTGATTGTTGGACGCTGGTGCGCGACTGGTACGCCGAGACGTGGGGCTTGCAGCTCAAGGATTGGCAGCGCCCGCTTAAGGCGGAAGATTTTGTCCGCAGTCCGATGTTTGATGGCTGCTGGGTAGAGGCTGGCTTCCGCGAGTTGCGTTCCGATGAGGATCTGCAGGTTGGCGACGCCGTGTTGATGTCGATTGGCGATCCGGGGCTGAACCACGTCGGCGTCTACTTGGGCGACCAGATGCTGCTGCATCACCTAAGTGGACGCCTCAGCAGTCGTGACTTATATGGGGAGTGGCTCCTACAATGCACAGGGAGGAGGCTGCGCCATGCTTCGAGAGATTAAGCTCTACGGCCAGCTCGCCCAGTTCGTTGGACACCGCAAGCTAGAAGCGGCTGTCAGCAATGCCGCCGAGGCGATCCGTTTCCTGCTGGCGAACTTCCCAGGACTGGATCAGCACATGGCGGAACAGCACTACAAGGTGCTCACGGGCGACTATGCGCTGACGATGGCCGAGCTGCACGACCCAGCCGGTGTGCAGGCAATCAAGATCGTGCCGGTTGTCGGTGGTGCTGGTGGTGGGGGTGGCTTTGGGCAGGTATTGGCTGGAATTGGATTGGTAGCCGCAGCGATTTTGATCGGTCCAGCGGCTGGTGGATTCCTTGGCCTTGGCGCTGGCTTGGGCGGGGCAACAGGTGCTGGTGCAGCAATTAGTTTTGGTTTGGTTGGCGGTGGATTTGCAACTGCTGTTGGTGCTTTAGGCGCCGCATTGGTGCTTGGCGGCGTGGCGCAAATGTTGTCGCCAACTGCTGCAGCAACGTCTCTAAATACAGTCGGCGGCACCGGAAGCGGCGGTTCATCTGACCCACGCGAGTCCTATTCCTTCAACGGCGTGCAGAATGTATCGCGTCAAGGTGTGCCAGTTCCGATCATCTTTGGCGAAGTGATTTGCGGTTCGATTACCGTAAGCGCCGGTATTGACGTGGCGCAGAAGATAGCCTGATGGAATACATCATTGGTGCTGGCGGCGGCGGTGGCGGCGGCGGCGGTGGCGGCGGAAAGGGTGGTGGCGGCGGTGGTGGCGGTGGTGGTCCGGTCGCCAATACACCAACAGAAGCCAAGGACAGCCTCGACTCCACTGCTTACGCCAACATCATCGACCTTCTCTGTGAAGGCGAAATCCAAGGCTTTGCAACACCTTCGGCGGCAGGTTACACCCGCGACAGCGCCAACTGGAATAAAGCTCTGCTCAAAGATGTTTTCGCTAACGACACGCCAATCTTGCGTGCATCAGCAGACATTGCAAATATCCAAGACACGGACTACAACTTCCGTGATTTTACAATTTCAACGCGCTACGGCACTAACGATCAAACTGCACTGACCGGATTTGATCGGGTTGAAGCTGAAACCTCAGTCGGCGTTGATGTTGAAAAAGATACACCTATAACTCGCACAATTACAGACACCGATACAGATACAGTTCGCGTCACGATTTCACTTCCTTCGCTTCAGCAATTCACAGACAGTGGCGACATTATTGGAACATCTGTGCAACTGCAGGTTCAAGTTGCCGAAAATGGTGGCGCGTTTAGCACCGTCATTGATGACACCATCAAAGGCCGAACCGGCGATCTATTCCAACGCGATTACGAAATCAGCCTGCAGGGTCGCGCCTTCCCGATTGACCTGCGCGTGGTGCGCGTCACCAACGACAGCAGCAGCAGCAAGCTAGCCAACGCTTTCCAGTGGGCGAGTTACACGCAGATCGTCTCCCGCAAGATGCGCTACCCCAACAGCGCCTACGTCGGGATTCGTATTTCAGCCGAACAATTCAGCAGCATCCCAAGCCGCAGCTACCGCATCCGTGGTCTGAAGATCCAACTGCCAAGCAATGCCACGGTTGATGTCACCAACGGTCGCGTTATCTATGCCGGCATCTGGAACGGCACCTTTGGCGCTGCACAGTGGTGTGCTGACCCCGCTTGGTGTCTCTACGCGCTGCTCACCAATACCCGCTGGGGCTTCGGGCAACACATTGATGCCGCGCAGATCGATAAGTGGAGCTTCTACCAAGCCTCGATTTACGCGAACACGCTTGTTGATGATGGCTTTGGCGGTCAAGAACCCCGTTTCCAGTGCAACGTCAATATCCAGACGCTGGATCAGGCATACAACCTGATCAACGAGCTGTGCTCAGTCTTCCGGTCCATGCCGTACTGGAACACTGGGGCGCTGACGATTGCTCAAGACAGCCCACAGGACGCGACGTTCCAGTTCAACCAATCCAACGTCATCAATGGCAACTTCTCCTACAGCACTGGCGACATCAGCACCCGCTTCAACAGCGTCACCGTGTCCTACTTCGACATGGGCACCCGCGACACAGCTTTCGAGATTGTCGAAGATGCTGACCTGATCGCCAAATACGGTTTCAACAGCACCGAAATCAGCGCCTTTGCCTGCACGTCTCGTGGTCAAGCTCGCCGCTTGGGTCGCTGGCTGATCTACAGCAACAACAACGAAGCCGAAACCATCAGCTTCGCCACCTCCATCGAAGCTGGCACCATCTGCCGCCCCGGTCAGATCATCGAGGTAGCCGACCCGATGCGTGCCGGTGCTCGCCGTGGTGGTCGGATCAGCAGTGCCACTGCCAATACCATCACCGTTGATAGCGCCAGCGCCAGCAGCATCCCAAACACGGCAACAGCAACACTGGCTGTAATCCTGCCTGACGGGCGCATGGAATCCCGTGCCATCAGCGCAGTCTCTGGCAGCACCATCACCGTCGATCCGGCATTCAGCGAAGCCCCCGCAAACAACAGTGTCTGGATCGCCCAAGACGATGCAATTCAAACAAGCACCTGGCGCGTGCTGACTATCAACGACGGAGGCGATGGCACATTTGGCGTCACGGCGCTTTCGTACAACAGCAGCAAATACGATTACGTCGAAAACGGTGAAGAACTGCAAGTCCGAGATATTACCGATCTCAATGTTCTTTATCCCGGTCCAAATAACCTCACGCACACGCTGCAGCTTTATAACCTCAACGGTCAGGCGCGGGTCAAGATCGTCCTGAGCTGGGATAACGTCAGCGGCGCAAGTGGATATAAGGTGCGCTACCGCGCTGATGCCGATAATTGGAGCGAGCAGATCGTTGCTAAGGGCACCAGTTACGAAATCCTTGACGCCCGCGTCGCCATCTACGAAATCGAAGTCTGGACGCTGAACGCAGCACTGCTGCAAACCGGCGTTACCAAGCTCACGTTGTCTTCGTCCGGCAAGTCAACACCACCAGCAGATGTCACCGGCATCACGATCCTGCCAGCCGACGATGGCACCGCCCTCCTGCGCTGGAACTTGAGTGCTGACCTTGACGTGGTGCTGGGCGGCAACGTTCTGATTCGCCACTCCAGCGTGCTGTCTGGCGCTGTTTGGGAGGAGTCGCAGTCGATCGTTGACGCTGTTTCCGGCAACTCCACCGAGCGCCGCGTTGCCCTGCTGGAAGGCACCTACCTGCTGAAGTTCGCCGATGTAGAGGGCAATCGTTCAGTCAACGCCGCGACCGTGGTGGTGGATCTACCGGCAGTGTTTCCCCGCCTGTCGGTCACGACCTTCTCGGAAGACACGACCACGCCGCCTTTCCAGGGCAACGCCACCAACATGTTCTATTCCAGCGAGCTGGACGGTCTGATCTTGGATGCTGGCGACGCCGTGGACGACATGGCGGTTGATGGCAACTGGGACGCGCTGCCCTCGATTGATGGTGTTGGTGGCGTGGTCGCCAGCGGTGAATACGAGTTCGGCTCCAGCTACGACATGGGCAGCCGTTACGATGTGAACCTGCAGCGCCGCTTCGTCACCCGCCCCTATCTGCCGTCTGCACTGTGGGACGACAAGTTCGAGCTGATCGACAGCTGGGGCAGCATCGATGAAGACAACCTGGACAAGGTGGACGCGAAGCTCTACGTCCGCACCACCGACGACAACCCAAGCGGCACCCCAACTTGGGGCACCTGGGAAGAAGTGGTCAACGGCGTCAAGCGTGGTCGCGGCTTCCAGTTCAAGACCATCGCCAGCAGCACCGACACCAGCGTCAACATCGTGATTGACGAACTCGGCGCCGTGATGGAGCTGCAGCAGCACACGGAACAGTCCGCGACGATCAGCTCTGGCGCCAGCACCTACACGGCAACGTTCAGCAATGCGTTCTACCAGGCACCAGCTGTGGCGATCAGCCCCGCTAACCTTGCGACTGGCGATTTCCTTGAGCTGACGGGTGTGACACGCACGGGTTTCCAAGTAACATTTAAGAACAGTGGTGGCACCGCCGTGAGCCGAAACTTCCAATATGTCGCCGTGGGCTACGGCAGGGAGGTCTAAGCCATGGCACAGCACGACTATGTAATTGCCAACCAGAGCGGCGCTAGTTTCCGTTCTGATCTGAACAATGCGCTGAGCGCAGTCGCCACCAACAACAGCGGCAGCAGCGAACCCAGCACGATTTACGCCTACCAGTTCTGGGCGGATACCAATACCGGACTGCTCAAGCAGCGCAACGCCGCTAACAGTGCTTGGGTCACGATCGGCACGTTGGCATCCACCAACCTTGGTCTTGCCACCCTCGCCAGTCCCAGCTTCACCGGCACTGCCACGTTTGCTGGTGATGTACTGCTGAGCGGCACTGGTCAACTTGACCTACCCGCTGGCACGACTGCTCAGCGCAGTGGTTCGCCCAACTCGGGCATGATCCGCTTCAACACCGACCTGACCACGTTCGAGGGCTACAACGGCACCGCTTGGGGCAGTATCGGTGGTGGTGCTACGGGCGCTGGATCGGATCAGGTGTTCTGGGAGAACGGACAGACGGTCACCACCTCCTACACGATCACCAACAACAAAAATGCGGTCAGCGCCGGTCCGATTACCATAAACTCAGGCGTCACCGTTACTGTTGGTGACGGCGAAAACTGGGTGATCGTCTGATGCCAGTCACAATCTCAGGCTCCACAGGAATCAGCGGCGTAGACGGCTCGGCTGGAACCCCTGCACTGATTGGCAGCGATGCTGATACCGGCATCTTCCTTGCCGCTGGTCAAGTCAGCGCATCCGTCAACGGCACGGCGGGCAATGTCCCGTTGGTGAGCGGTACGGCTCAGGCAAGCACAAGCGGCACAAGCATTGATTTCACCAGTATCCCGAGTTGGGTGAAGCGGATTACGGTAATGTTCAATGGTGTAAGTACCAACGGGACTAGCAACCTTCAAATACAACTGGGAACTGGTGCTACTCCTACTTATACAGTCACCGGATATTTAGGCTCCCTTGGAGCCACCGTCCAAGGCGGAACTACACAAAGCGGTTCCCAAAACGACACAGGTTTTCTTATTTCCAATGCTGGTGCTGCTGCTGCTGTTCATCACGGAATTATCCATATAGCAAACCTTTCAAGTAATACATGGTGTGAGCAAGGTATTTTAGGTCAAAGCAATTCCACTAGAATTAACTATTCTGGGGGTTCAATTTCTTTAGCAGCTGCTTTGACCGCAATTCGTGTTACTACTTTTAACGGCACCGACACCTTTGACGCCGGTTCCATCAACATCATGTACGAATAGGAGGCGGAACAATGACACTTCGACTTAACGGTTCAAGCAGCGGCTACACCGAAATCGACGCCCCCGCAGCCGCCGGCTCAAACACGCTGGTGCTGCCAACTGGTAACGGCACTGCCCGCCAGACGATGATGACCGATGGCGCTGGTGCGCTGTCCTTCAGCTGGGATGCTGGCTCGCTATTTTATCGGCTTGATAGCAACCTTGCTGGCGCAAACGTCAATACCGCGCAGTCGGTGTTTGGTGTTGGTGTGACGTTGACAGGGAGTACGGTTTATGGATTTGAGGCGCTTTACACACTCTCTAAAACAGCTGGCGCAACTTCACATACAGTCGGTCTAGGTTTTGGTGGGACAGCAACTATAAGTAACATTTTGCACACTGGTTTCATTGTTGACGTCAGTGGATCCGTGCCAATTCTGGATGCATCTCCTGAAAGTTATACATCAAATACTGCTGCAAATCAGGCGACAACCTCTGCTATAGCCGTGGCAACTTATACATACTCGTGCATTTTGCGCGGCACCGTCTCCATCAACGCTGGCGGCACCTTCATCCCGCAGTACACGCTGAGCGCCGCGCCGGGCGGTGCCTATAGCACTGTGGCTGGTAGCTACATCAAGTTCACGCCTATCGGTGCTGCTGGTAGCGCGTCATCCCAAGGCACCTGGAGCTAAGCCATGAGCACACTTTCAGCAACCAACCTCAAGAACGCCAGTTCCAGCAGTAACAACATTGTGCTGGCAACGGATGGCAGCGTTACCGTCGGCACGATCACTGGCACGTCCGTGCGTGGTGTCGTCACCAGCGGTACCTCTGTTGCATCCACCAGCGGTACCTCGATTGACTTCACCAGTATCCCGAGTTGGGTAAAGCGGATCACGGTGATGTTTCAAGGGGTGAGTACAAACGGAACAAGTAGAGTAATTATACAAATAGGCGCGGGAAGTTTTGATACTTCCGGGTATCTAGGTGGCAGTGCTTCTTTAAATTTTTCAACCGGATTTAGCATTGATGACATAACTGCTGGCGCCGGTGTAAGGCATGGAAGTGCAACACTTTGTTTCATTGGCTCAAACGGATGGATTTGGTCATCATCCACATCCCGGTCTGATGCTGCTGTTTCATACGCTGGAGGTGGAAGCAAAACCCTCTCCGGCACGCTCGACCGCATCCGCATCACCACAGTCAACGGCACCGACACGTTCGACGCTGGCAACATCAACATTCTCTACGAGGGCTAAACCATGCACCGCATCGTTTCCGACTGCCAGACCGGCGAAGTCAGGTATTACGACGAACAAGACAACGAAATTCCTGCGCCTGAACCGGCATCTGAATTGCCGACGGATGAACCTGTTATCGAAGCACCTGCTGACGAACCTGCTGTAGAGCAACCCGTTGAAGCACCCGAGGTGAGCGATGGCGGTCAGGAGTAAGACGGGCACCGCTCGCATCGAGCACCAGCCAGGTCCGCCGAAGACCACGCGCCAGGGGTATGGCCAGCAGTCACGCCCCAGGCGCCGCGGCCGCAAGCCGCTCAGAGGCCAAGGACGCTGATCATGGATCCGCAAACCCGCGAGAACTGGCGCAAGATCAAAGCAGCGCTAGAGGCCGCGGGGAAGACGGATAACCACTACTACCGCCGCGCGGTGGTAATCCTGCAGGGGAGGCCGGACCCCTTTGATCGCTACGATGTATTCGATGCAAGCCGTAGTGATGGCTGACGAACCACAGAGCGTTGGTGGTGTCTTCTCCGCCTCGCTCCCCACAGTCCTTGCTACTGGCATGGTCGCTATTGGCGGCCTGTTGATCTCGATGCAGATCCAGTCCGCCAGGATCGAGGCCACTGTGGTGCAGATGGCTAAATCGATTGAAGAACTGAAAACCGATAGCCGTAGCGAGCTGGCTGATCTTGATCGCCGTGTGCGTGCGCTTGAGATCCGCCCATAATCGGGAAGCCAGACGCTATTGCTATGTCTGCTGAAACCGTTGCGATCATCGCGATCATCGTTGCCGCTGGCAGCGAGATCATTGGCATGTCGAGCCTTAAATCAAACAGCTGGATCCAGCTGCTGCTGCAGGCGCTGAAGATCATGTTCCCGAAGCGTCGCTGACCACATGGCCAACACGGCACCGATCACGCTGCAGGCTCTGTTTCGGTATTACAAAGGCCTCCCCCACCAAGCCGCGGCAATCAGTCTGCTAGAGCAGGACCTGGCCGCCAATGGATACCAGAGTGCGATGCGGCGTGATCGGCCGTGGTTCGAGGCCTGGAGCCAGGATGGCAAGCAGCTGGATCTCAGCGCTGGCATCAACCTGATCAAGCAGTTCGAGGGCGTCCATCTCTCGGCCTACCCTGATCCGCTCAGTGGTGGCGACCCGTGGACCATCGGTTATGGCACCACCCGCTATAGCGGCGGCGTGCCAGTGAAGCGCGGCGACAAGATCAACATGATCGAGGCCGACATGCTGCTGCGCCTTGAGGTCGATCGGATTGCGGACAAGCTGGGCAGGACCATCCCGCACTGGAAGCTGATGGATGACAACCAGCGATCAGCGCTGGTGAGCTTCGCCTACAACCTGGGCGAAGATTTCTACGGTGCAACCGGCTTCGAGACCATCAGCAAGGTGCTCCGCGATCAGGCTTGGGACCAGGTGCCCAAGGCCATGGAGCTGTACCGGAACCCTGGCAGCAACGTGGAGGCCGGCCTGCTGCGGCGGCGACTGGCCGAAGGCGAACTATGGGGTGATCACCGACCGAAAGCTGAACCGATGCCAGCCAAGCTGACGCCCGACTCATCGTTCAGTGCTCGGATCACGCCACACATCCGACTGGGCGAGTTCGCGCTAGATCAGGAGGCCAGGCGCTTCCGGCATCAGTATCAGGTGAATACCGCTGCAGAGCTGGCAGCGTTCCTGGAGCGCGTGCGCCAGCAGTTCGCCGGCAAGGGCATCATCATCACCTCCGGCTACCGGCCTGCTGCGATCAACGCCTCAGTCGGTGGTGCCACCAACAGCGAGCACCTCTACTCCGCCCCTAGCGTCGGTGCTGTCGACTTCGTGATCGATGGGGTTGATATGAAAGCTGTCGAGAACTGGTGCGATAAGAACTGGCCTTACAGCCTCGGCTACGCTGCTCCAGCCTTCATCCACCTCGGCCGCCGTGCTGATGGCCAACGGCGCCGCTGGGATTACACCTGATGTTGCTTCCTGATCACGAGATCGCTCGCCTGTGCAAGCAGGAGGCGATGGTGACGCCGTACAACGATGACAACCTCAACCCCGCCAGCCTGGATGTCACCCTGGGCGATCGGATCATGATCGAGGTGGCCGGGCACCCTGAGTTGCAGATCCTGGGTATTACTGGCCATACCGAGCAGGATCCGTTCTGGATCCAGCCGGGGGAATGGTTCCTGGCGGAGACCAGAGAGATCTTCAACCTGCCCGACCACATCGGTGCGCAGTTCGTTCTTAAGTCGAGTCGCGCTCGCGAAGGTTGGGATCATGCCGAAGCCGGATGGTGTGATCCAGGGTGGTATGGCTCCCGACTGACCATGGAGCTGAAGAACAGCCGCCGGATGCATCCGCTGCCGATCTGGCCTGGCCTGAAGATCGGGCAGATGAAGTTCCTGCTGGTCAGTGGCCGCCCGGATCGCAGCTACGCCCAGACCGGAAGATATAACGCAGATTTGGGCGTGACCGCCAGCAAGGGCTAGCGTCAATCGGGAGACGCCCAGACCTCAGCGGGACGGCTGGGGTCTTTTCATTGGATGCACCAATGGCGCCATCCGTAGCCGATGGATCATGCCAGGCGCCTCGGCCGGATCATCCATCGGGATCATCGTGTAATCGTCGCAGCCATGCTGCTCGGCAAAGGTGGTCGCCGCGATGTGCGTATCGAACGGTCCGACGTGCCAGGGACCGATTCGGAGGATGTAGGTCATCGCAGCAGGCTAACCGGCAGGAGCCGTCGCGCTCGCTACCGTTTAACAAGCCGGGGCTATCGCCCATGCGGGCGTACATCGTGGAGATCACCGCCAAGGTGCTGGTGCGCTCCGAAACCGATCCCGAGGAGCTGCCGGCTGATATTTACTCCCAGATCGCAGAGTTCGTCCACAGCGAGGAAGACCTTCTAGAGCTGGGCATCGAACTGTTCACCCTTCCCGTGGACCTCTGTGGATCAACACCGGATCGATGAAACCCGGCTGGTCACCCGGCGATCCGCCCGTGATCAGATCCACCTTGCGTGGAACTGGTGCTGCGCATATTGCCGAGAGCCACTCGGCCGCTCGCCAACGCTGGATCACGTCATCCCCAAGGCGCATGGTGGCCTCACCGTGCGGGAGAACCTGGTGAGCTGCTGCTTCATGTGCAACAGCCAGAAAGGTCACAAACCATGGGTCGACTGGTATCGCGCCCAGCCGTTCTGGTCTGCACTCAGCGAGTGGGCGATCGCAACTTGGCTACATGGTGAGCAGGATTGTGACGACCAACATGCCGCCTAGCCAAGTCAGACCGAACACCACTACCGGAGGGATATTCATCGCGCTAGCAGTTGATCGAGGTAGATCTCAGCCTGGAAATGATCCGAGCTATAGCGGCAGATGCCACCCACGCAACTCCGGTAGTAGATCTCCATCCCTTCGCGGAACAACGTCTCTACATAGCCGCCATCACGCTCTGCGCGGGCGATCACTTCAACTTCAGCCATTGCGCTCCTCGCGATGAATCCAGGTCTTCAGGCCAGCTACATAGTCACGCAACACCTGCGCTTGCTGCAGATGCCAGTCCTCGCCAGAGTCGAACCACAATCGATTGTGGCGATCAATAGCCTGCAATGACTGGTGGATCATCACATTCCAGGGTTCTCTGATTGGCGTGTTGAACTCACGCTTGGACACGGCGACCGGGCGGCCTTTATCAGTCTGGCGCTGGCAATGCTCGATGGAACATCTCGCAGCTGGCGCCGTATCGCCCGCCACTGCGCTTCGATTCCGGGATCATCAACTCGCACCGATGCTTGTCCATATCCCACTGCAGGCAGTCCCAGCACATCACTCCGGCCTCTCGTGGCCTGATGCTGGCTAGCGCTGCCTGGAAGACCGTCTCGGCGCGAAGCATCGCTTCCTGCAGCTGGATGGTGCCAGTGTCGACATCCAGCTGCTGCTCAGGCTTCGGTCCGAGCGTGATCCGTGCGTGCCAGGTCCGATCAGCGCGATCGCATACCAACAGCAACCGACCGGACTTCAAGCGGATCATTCATCTTCGCCATAACTCGGCTGGTGGTACAACCGCTCCAGTTGCATTGTGATCGGCTCGCCTTCCACAATGTCCACCGGATCGGTCATATCCTTTGCGACGAATACCAGCCGCGATCCGTGCGGCTTGATCACCAACAGGCCGATCCGCGGCGATTTAGCGAGCAGTCGCAGGGCGATCCGCTCTAGCCAGGTCAGCTGCAGGTGTTCGAGCATGACTCCATCTTGGCGATCAATCGGTTTAGATACCACTCCGCCTTGCGGGCGTCCTCCAGGGCGTTGCCCTTGAGCCACATGCGGATCATGTACTTCAGCGCCTGACCCTGCAGGTATGCCGGGACCATGTGCGGCGCATCGCTGATCACCGACTCGATGAAGTCAATGGCCTCGACGGTGCCGGCTTGGTAGTGCGGCGGGTGGTTCACGAGGTCTGCTGCTCTGCGTTCTTCCATTTCTTCCTGGTGATGATGTTGTGGATGTGGGTGAAGCTGACCCCATAGATGGTGGTCAGCTGTTTAATGGTCCACCCCGCAGCGTGCAGTTTTCGGATGTCGATGGCGTTCTGCGGCGTCAATACAGCATTGCCGGGCACATGGCCTGGCTTGAAGCTGGTGCTGGTTGCCGACCTCACCGCCACTTATCTCCCAGCAGCACCTGGCGGCAGACCTCGATGGCCTGCTGCGCCTGCTTCTCAGTCATCACCGACTCGGTTTCATCCATGGCCTTGATCACACGGGCGAACAGGTCGGGGTAGTAGGTATCCCGGAAGTTCGCGCCGATGTCCAGGCAGAACTCCTGCCACAGGCCGGTGTAGGTGCCGCAGGTGCGGCCGGAGCGCCGATAGAGGTGCTCCATCATTTCGTGGCGTTGGTCGTCCAGGTGGGTGGCTTTCATTCGTCGATGTATTGGCGAAGGTGAAGCAGTTCAGCGCAGAGCTGCTCGCGATTGCGGATGCCCATCGTGCCCCGCAGTTGATCGATGCGGATGTCGATCAGCAGGCGGAGCCGATCACGTTCTGACTGTTGGCCAGCCTTGAAGGTGTTGCTGCCTTCGAGCAGGCTATAGAGGCGAGCACGGGCAGCATTGTTCATCGCTTCCCCAGCTCGATCTGGATTGCAGCCTGGAAATAGCCAGCGATCTTGATCCGCCGGAACTCCGTGCTGGCCTCCTCGGTCTGTTTGTTCTCGATCAGTTCATAGTTGTGGCGAGCTTCCTGCAGCGAGGCCAAGGTCTCGACATTGAGCAGCTCCAACTCGGCGGTGGTTAGCTCGCTCAGCTTGTCGATATGGACCAGCTTGCCCAGCAGGAATGAGCGATGGAACGGAATGATGGTTTGGTTGTCAGTCATGATGCAACTTCGATTTCAGCGGATGGCCAGCGATTCTGGGCGTAGCGGATGGCGGCACCTACATTCTCAGCGCGAGTGATCCAGAGCATTGGCCTGGCGCCACTGGGGTAGATCAAGAGGCGATACTCCTTAGTACGAGCACCATGGCGTGGCCTGCTGATGCCTTCGCCGTAGACACCCTGATCCTCCGGGTCAGTGCGCCATTGGAAGGCGACGGGTGAATTACTCATTGGGCAAGTCGGTAACAGTTTCGGGATTGAGCCATTCGATCTGATTCCACCATGGGAGCCAGGTATCGGCCGCGATCAGCTTGGCCTCGGTCAGGCTATGGGCGTGGACGCATTCGACCACGTTGGCTTCGCGGATCGTGAAGTAGAAACGGCGGGGGGTCACTTGCGCACCTCCAGCTGGGTGCCGCTGTGGGTCATGCCCGGCTGGTTGCCGGCTTCGATGCCGATCATGGCGAACACAGCCGCGCAGATCAGGAAACAGATAGCGTTGTTGATTCGATTGATCATGGGAGGTTCTGGTTAGCCCAGCGGATTAGTTGATCTCTAGTGAATGGTCCCCGCGGCTCGGCGTTGGGGAGATAGACGGTGTGGAGGCAATCGTGGGAGCTGATGGTGCCGCCCTGCTTACGGACGGCGTAGAGGATCAGCTTGATGGTGCGGAAACGGGTGGGCATCTCACCCAGCGACAAAGGTCTCGACCTGCTGAGCGTTGTACCAGCGGTCGCCGTTGCCGGCACGCTCAACGATCAGCAGATTGCCCCAGAAAGCAGCGAACTCATCAAAGGTGAGACCGGCCTTTTCGAGGGTGTAGAGGACGTTGCAGGCGTGAGTCAGGTTCATGATCATCAGTGATTGAGTGGCGCCCCTTCAGGCGTGGCCTAAGTATGCACCGCCCGCGGGGCACCTGCCATCGCCGTGTGACAGTTCTTCACACGGCACCCTCGCCCACTGCCAGCTCGATCGGCACCCGCAGCTCCGGCTTG